GCAGGTAGCGTCGTAACCCAAGAACCTGCACCACGCATTGGTCTGCGAATTGGCGACCAGACAATGGCGCTTGCCCGGCGGATCTCCCGGCGTTGTAACAAAGATGCCGCCGTACTCGTCCCACTTCTTCATTGTCCAATTCCAGTCGCTCTTGTCATCGACCTCGGTACGCCACAGCGGCTTGATGGTGCGCGTGATAGCCGCCAGTTCGAGTTGCTCGGCGGTCTTGGTGATGGCCTGCGACAGTGGAATAATGCCGTCTACCGTGGCGATGAGCAGGTCACCGCCAACCTGCATGTGGGCGTTCATGCCCATCGGCTTGCTGAGTTGATAGCGGCCTTCCTGCCGCCAGTTCGCGGCGTCGGCTGGGTTGCTGCCGGTAAAGACCAGCACCTCACCCTCGGTAGTGAAAAAACAACATTTGTCGTCAATGCCGTCGCCAGCGTCGATCGACCATGTGGCGCCGAAAAGCAGCTTGCCGCCTTTGGTAGCGGCGCCTGACAACGGGATTAGAGACAGCGCGCCTTGAATGCTGTCGATCCCCAGATACCAAGCATTCATCGAGCCGACTTCGATGAAAAAATAGCGATTGCGATATTTCCAGACATAACAAAGATTGGCTCCGGCAACGACAGCAGAACCGGGAGGCCCGGTGATCTGGCCACTGTTCAGCGTTGTCCACGCCGTACCATTGAAGCGTAACGGAGGATCGCCTGCGTCGTTGACGACCATCAGATAATCGCCAGCGCCATCCGATAATTGCGAGGCAGAATAATTGCCGGAATGTTGCCCGCTCTTTACGATAATCGGTGTGGCGGCTGAGACATCAAACAATGTCGTCGCGTTGGCGGCATACATTTTCTGGACGTTGGCGCTCAGGTACTCAAAGCCGGAAATAATCGGAAGGCGGCTAGGGTCCGGAACAGGAACGCCTGCGTGCAGATCACACCAGCGCACAAAGCCACCGCGCAGCTTTACGCCGCGCATGGTCGACACCCAGTTATCCTGAATGATCGCGGCGCCCGGCTGCATGAAAGTGTAATTTTCGCTTTGCACGATACCGCGCGTAGGAGCCGGAATGATGTAGGGCGTAGACTTCGCCTGAACCTGCGCTGGCACCGGCACTCGTCTGAATGCTTGATGGACACTCATGGCGTCGGCACCTGCCACGGATAGGCAACGCCGCTAACCCCCAGAGGCATTCGCCCCACGATAATCGGCGACGGGCTGTCGTTGCCCATGGCGAGCACGAGTGCATCGCCATAGCTGCCCATGTCCTCGGTGTAAGGTGACCCCTTGTAAGCCTTCCACTGCCAGATCATCCCCAGCTTGAGCAGGCGCTCATCGAGCGTAAAACTGTCGTTATCCGTAAGAAATGTTTCGCCGAAACCGCCGCCGCTTAATGCGATGCAGTTCTTGGTGAGATAGGCAAATCGCGAGGTAGTACCCACACCCATCACAGGCTCGATGAGCATCTGCCCGCCCATCATCGTCCATTCGCCACGGCTATCATAATAGCCCCGCATACGACGCTGCATCCATTCGTCGGCATCTGGAATGAAAAGCATGGGCGCCATAGTCTGCGGCGATCGCCAGACCTGCGCCGTGAGCAGCATACGCTTGAAATTTGCCGGTAGGTCAAAGGCAGTCTTGATGCCATCGCCAACGAGCACGCATTGCGCCTTCAGCTTCGTCCACTCGCGCGTGTCATAGCAAATGCGCTGCGCCATCTCATTGGCGAGAGATACCATCTCCTGCATGGTGCGATCTGCGGTGATGCCGGAAAAGACTGATGTCGGCACGGTGACACCAACACTCAGACAGACATCCTTCACCACCGACAGGATCGTCATCAGCCAGCCTTTCGTTGCGCCTCGGTCGCCATCCGCACGAGTGTCTTGCGGTTGATCGAACCATGCGGCGCGTGCCCAGTATTCGTCTGAATAAAATCGCGCAGCATGTCGAGCGTCATGTCATCGAAAGGCTCGGCACTCTTTTCTGCTTTCGCCTTGGCGTCATCCTCAAGCACGGCATTGCGGGCCTTGAGCGCTTCGAGTTCTGCGGCCATTGCCATGTTGGGAGCGTTCTGCTTGCTCTCGGCGATATATTCCTGCGCCTTGTTTTTGAGTTCGCGGCCACCGTGGCCAAGGTTTTTCAGTTCCTGCCCGTCGACGTGTGCCAGCGCCTCCACAGTGTAGATGTTGAGAGCGCGAAGTTCAGCCCGGCGAGCCTCGGTGAGAAACGGCGCATGTCCAAGCGGCGTACCGGCCTTGGTCTGCGCTGTTTGCTCCTTGAACTGGCGATACTGGCGAGGGAACCGCTCGGCGTAAGTCACTTTAGTTTGCTCGCCGGTGTCAGGATCATTCTTCCAGTGCGAGAACGCCATCGCTGGGAACACCGACACACTCCGCGAACCGGCAAAACGGATTTCGACAATTTCCATGTCATCGTAAATGGGTCGGCCCTCTTTGATGCTTTTTCCTTCGTTCTTGATCGCATGGTGCTTGAATATCGCCACGAGTGCGTCGTCTGGGTCTCGCATGGGCATTGTCAATTCTCCGTCTGAGGGATTGGGGAAGGTCTGGAGCCGCTACCGGGGATTAGGGACACCTGGTTTGGGACTGGTGACGGTAGCGGCTCCAGTTTCTTCGGGGTTGCCTCCGAAGTTATGTGGCTGGGTTGCTGTCGTAGAAGCGCCAGTTGAACATCGGGTTGACCATGGTCAACTCGCCCATCCAGCCAATGAACTGCGCAATGGCATCCTTGTCGATCGGCATCATGCCGTCACCATCGAACAGGTTGTCGAAATTCCTGTTCGGGTGATAGCGCAGACGCAGGCTGTCTGTGTTGAGACCGAATGTCGTGTTCGCTGGCATGTTGGAGCCAATGCCGCCATCGAGCACGATCTCGGCACGCTTGCCGCCACCGATATACTCGACTGAAGAGAAGCCCAGCTTGCCCAGCGAAGTCTCGTTGGTCTGCCTCTGGATAGCGACAGTCGCCGCGTCGTAGGCCGCGTAATGCTCGGGCGACATGATCAACAGGTCGGCGTAGTCCTTGCCGCGTGACTGCTTGGTCATGATGTAGTTGAGGAACGGCCTGACGGTTGTTGACGATACCTGCGTTCCGATTGCGGTGACCGCAGATTGCGCATCATAGGTCTTGGTCTGCCAGATCGCATTGGAACGATCGATGCCGCCATATGTGCCGGTGTTGGTTACGATCGGCACGGCAGTAGCGAGGCCAGTAATCTGCTTGCCTCCGTTGGCGGCGCCATCAGAGTAGATACCGGCGTCCATCGTATCCTCAAGGGCGCGTTCGGCAGCGTCGATGTAGCTGTCGTACACGTCCATGAGTTGGTTCTCGCCCTCGTTATTCAGGATCTCCTGCATGGACAGGATGACGGGGACGACCACCATTTTGGGATCGAAATAAGCATCGTTGAAGATGTCGATCGCTGGGTTCAGCAACTGATCGTAACCGCTGTACCACTGCGCGACAGATTTGCCGATTTGCAGCGTCTGGCGAATGCGCGGGCCAGAATAAGTCTGCCACAAACCCTTGCGCCGCATCACGGCGAGCAAGGCATTGTTGTTAGAGACAAGATCTTGGTAGCTAGACGAACGCTCTTCGAGCGCCATCGACAGGATCTGCTGATAAGCAGCGTTGGTATTGATATTAGGCATCGCGTCGTCCTCAGATTAGACGCCGCCATTCACCCGCTTTATTGCGTTGGATATGGCTTCGCGTCGGCCAATCGGTTTGTCACCTCGGCGTGACGGCGCGTTTGAGGCGCTACTGTCAGGGGCACCGTGGATTGACTTGTCAGATCGGGTCTGAGCCGGTGTGCTGCGGGTCTGAGCCGCGTGTTTAGAAGGATACAATCGATCAGCACGTTGGTAGGCGGTCTCAAGATCGAAACCCAGATTAACTTCCTGCTCGATTGCGCTGCCTAATTCGTCAAACCTCGGATGCGTGTCAGCGAACTGATCCACGGCTGACCGGGTCTGACCGAATACTTTCTCAGTCTGCATCTGCTGCACGTTTTGCGCAAGAGACTGAACGATCTGGTGAAGCTGGCCAATCTGGTGCGTCTGCGCCTGCTGCGCGTTACCCTGCTGCACCAGCCGGTGCTGCTCGGGGTTCTGGCTCAGGATATGATAGGCAACATCGCGCAGTGTCAGCTTCTGGCCTTCGGGCGTCCGCAAATTCAAATTATTGACGATGACATCCAGCCCGCCAACGAGATCCTGCCGCAGCTTCTGCTCCATGCTGACGTAATTGTTTAGCGCCCTCGCCAGCGTCGTGCCGTGCTCACCCGCCATCTGGTGGAAATGGCGTATGGTGTTCATCTCCTCATGGTCGCCACGGTACTGCCGGTATGCGCCCTCGAACTCCTTCGCCATTCGGTAGACTTCGCCACGCACGCTTTCTGGCGCTGTTGCCCATTCCTGCTTACCGCGCTCGGAGAAGCGCGGTGGCGGCTCTCTATAGGGCGCAGTTTCGGGAAGCGGTGATACGGGCTTACGACCTGCGACGTCTGGCGCTTGCTGGTCTGGAGAACGCGCCTCCGCAGCCGGATCCGGCTTCTTGGCGAAACGACCGCCCTCGCGATAGCGATCGCCCTTCTGATCAGGCTTGGCCTTATCGGTTTCCATAGCCTCGGGCGGATTGTTGTCGCCCATACCGCGCTTCTTTGGCGCGATCTCCTTGGTCTCTGGATCGCGGGCGCGATCGAATGCCTTCTTGATGCTCTCGCGTCGGCTCTCTGGTCGACCTTTACCGCCTTCGAGATCTCCCACCGGCTTTTCAGGAGCCTGCGGGCCTACCGGAGCAGGCGATCTGGTGGGGTTTGGATCAATCACCACCTCGTTAGTGGCTGGTGCCGGTGCCGCTGGTGCTGACGGCGCTGATGTTGGTGCCGGTGGTGTGATGTTAGTGTCGGACATGAAACCTCCTGTGCCGGTCTGAGCGGCTGGCTCATTGATTTAGATCAATTCCCGTTTCGTACCTTGCGGATCGCTTTCTTGATCGTGTCGCGGCGCTTGTCGGC